GAAGCGGTTCCTGCTGGACAAGCCCGAGAGTTCGACCGTCACGACGATGACGATCAACGATGCGGAGCATTACACGCAAGAGCAGCGCGATGCGATCATCGCCAGCTACCCAGAGCATGAGCGCGAAGCGCGTGCGAAGGGCATCCCGATTCTGGGCAGTGGACGTGTGTTCCCGATCGCCGAAGACGCGATCAAGGTGACCGCGTTCCCGATCCCGCCGCACTGGCCACGCATCATCGGTCTGGACTTCGGTATCGACCACCCGACCGCTGTGGTCTGGATGGCATGGGACCGCGACGCCGATGTGCTGTACGTGACCGACTGCTATCGAATGAAGGACCAGTCGATCGTGATCCACGGTGCCAGCATCAAGGCACGCGGCGACTGGGTGCCAGTCGCTTGGCCGCATGACGGCCTGCAACGTGATAAGGGTAGCGGCGAACAGCTTGCGTCCCAGTACAAGGCACAGGGCCTGAACATGCTGAAGGATCGCGCCACGTTCGAGGATGGCAGCAATGGCGTCGAGGCCGGTGTGGCCGAGATGCTGTCACGCATGCAGACGCATCGCCTGCGCGTGTTCGCCCATCTGGAGGAGTGGTTCGAGGAGTTCCGCCTGTACCACCGCAAGGACGGCATGATCGTCAAAATGACCGACGACTTGCTGTCTGCAACCCGATACGCCATGATGATGCGTCGTCACGCCAAGACGCAATCAGAGGCTGAAGCCAGAACGAAGATGACCCGAGGCAATGCACCGGTTCTGTCGTTCGGCATACTTGACAGTGAGATGGGGTATTGAAATGCCGAAGTTCGATCCCGAAGGTTCCGATTACGACTACGACACCGCCAAAGCAGGCGGTCTCGGCCCGACCGGCACAGGCGAGAATCAAGGCCACTGGGGTTCAGTCACCCGTGCCAGCAAACAGGACCGGCAGCGGTACAAGTTGCCTGCCGATAGCTACATCGTTTTGAAGGGCAGAGGCCACGAAACGTGGGACAAAGCCGAAGAGGCTGAGAAGGCACGCGGTGCTGCCATCGTCAAGATGGGCGACCGCTACTTCTCCGTTCCTGAGAAGTGGGCCAACGACAAACGCATGTGGGACGAAGAAGCTGCTAAACGCAAGGAGACAAAGTAATGGCCGGCATCAATCCCTACGACCTGAACCCGAACCAGATGGCGAACGCCATGGGCAACGGTTTGACCTCTCCGCAGAACGTCATGCCGGTCAGCAACAACCCGCAGACTTCGCAGCTCACTTCGTCCTATTCGACTCTGCAAAACCAGCAAGCGATTCAGAACCAGCAGGCCACCGGCGGTGTGGCAGGGCAGCCAATGACCTATGGCGCTCCGCAGATGGATGGCAACAGCACGTCAGGCATCATCGCCAGTCAGATGCGATCGCGTGCAGCCCCTGTTGCGCCAGCCGCTCAACAGAAATCAGGCTTGCAACTGCAACCGCAAAAAGGAATTCAACCCGGTCAGGCGTCAGCCAATGCCTCGCCCAAGATGACGGTTTACTAAGGACCAACGATGGAATTACAGCCACAGCAAATTGACGTAGAGATCGAAGAGATCGACCCAGAAGTCGAGCGCGAGAAAAAAGAAGAGCGCCTGCAAGCCTTTGGCCGCACCCTGTCCAAGCAACGCGACGAATGGGTTCGTGATCGCTACAGCTATGGCGTGGACAAGCGTTGGCTTGAGGACGAAGACCAGTACAACAACAAGGACAACATAGCCAAGGCAGCGAGTCAGATGATGACCTCTGTCGAGCAGGGCTATCCGGTGACGACGCAGATGGCCAAGCCCCATCGTTCGACCGTCTTCATCGGCATGACACGCCAGAAGACCAACGCAGCAGAGGCGCGAGTCGCCGACATCCTTCTGCCGACTGACGACAGGAACTGGGGTATCACGCCAACGCCAAACCCTTACCTGATGAACATGCTGAAGGATGAGCGGCCAGCGACGGACGGCGGACCCATGGGTCAGCAAATGGGCCAGCAACAGGGACTGCCAGCGCCGCAAGGCGGCATGATGCCGCCACCGCAGGCCGGCATGGCACCTCCACAGCCCACCATGGCACCGCCGGGTATTCCGGCACCACCACAGCCGGGCATGGCTCCTGAAGCGCCTACAGGGCTTGCAGGCATGGCTATGGGCCCACAGGGTCCCCAGCAAATCACCGACCAAGCCGGTCAGCCGATGCGCATGAAGGACATTGCGCGAGAGGTGATGAACCTCGCCAAGAAGAAAGCCGAAGCGATGCAGCGCGAGATCGACGATCAGTTGACCGAGTGCGACTACAACGGCGAACTGCGCAAAATGCTTCACGACGCAGCCGTGTTCGGCACAGGCGTCATCCGTGGCCCGATCGTCACCAACCGCACACGCAAGGCGTGGCAGCCTTACACCGATGCACAAGGGCAGCAGGTTCACCAGATCGAGATCGTCGAGGAGCTGGCCCCTGCTTCGTTCCGTGTCGATCCGCACAACGTGTGGCCGGACCCGGCATGCGGCGAGAACATCCACCACGGCAAGGGCATCTACGAGCGTGAGCAGATCACTGCAAAGCAGATTCGTGAGCTGGCCAAGCAGCCGGGTTTCATGAAGGCACAACTGCGCAAGGTTCTGGAGGAAGGACCGAAGCGGTCGCACACCATGGAAGAGCTGCGCGATGACGACCAGCGCGACGTGGCGCGTGACCTGTACGAGATGTGGACCTACTGGGGTGAGGTCGAGCATGATGACCTCGACGCCGCCGGCGTCCATGCGGGTGACAAGGATGAGCTGAAGAGCGTCAGTGCTTGCGTGATCATTATCAACAGCACCGTCGTCAAAGCGTTCCTGAACCCACTGGAAGGCGGCGATTTGCCATATGACTTCTACGTCTGGGAGAAGGTCGCCAACAGCGTCTGGGGCTATGGAATCCCTTACCTGATGCGTTCGCAGCAGAAGGTACTGAACGCTGCATGGCGTCAGATGATGGACAACGCAGGCGTGTCCAGCGGTCCGCAGATCGTCATGAAGCCAAACGTCATCCAGCCGGCTGACAAGCAGTGGCAGCTATCCAGCCGCAAGATATGGTACGCAACCGACGACGTGGACGATGTGTCGAAAGCCTTTGCCACGTTCGAGTTCAACAGCCATCAGGCCGAACTGTCCGGCATCATCAAGATGGCGACCGAGCTGGTCGATCAGGAGACCGGTGTGCCAACCATTCTGCAAGGTGAGAAGGGCGCAGCGCCTGATACCGTTGGCGGTATGCAGATGCTGATGAACTCTGCCAACGTGGTACTGCGCAGACTGGTCAAGCAATTCGACGACATGGTCACACGTCCGCACATCCGTCGGTACTACGACTACAACATGCTGTACAACGAGGACGAAGAGGTCAAGGGCGACTTCAGTATCAACGCACGCGGCTCTTCTGCTTTGCTTATACGTGACATCCAGAATCAAGCATTCTTGAACCTGCTTGCCGCTGGCGCGAATCCGATCTACGGCATGTACCTTGACACCGAGAAGCTGTTCCGCAAAGCACTGCAAGCCCAGCACGTCGATCCAGCCGAGGTGTTCAAATCCGAGGAAGAGATCGAGCAGATCAAGGAACAGCAGAAGGCCATGGCCAACCAGCCACCGCCACCTGACCCACGCATCGAAGCTGCGAACCTGCGTGCGCAGACTGACCTCAAGCTTGCGGAGATGGAGACTCAGGGCGACATGGCCGAGATTCAGGCACGCCAGCAAAAGATGCAGCAGGAAGCCCAGATCAGGATGGCCGAGCTAGAGCTAACCCGTGAGATCGAGATGCTGAAGATGTCGAACGCACAGAACCTGTCGCTTGAGAAGATCAAGGCGCAACTGGCCGACACAGCGATCAAAGAGCGTGGCCGCAAAGAACTGTTTGCAGCCGAACAGGACTTGAAGGTACGCATGGGATCGGGAATTTAAACTATGGCCGCCATCGCTCTTCAGCGTGAGATTGATGCATACAATGACGCTTTGGACAAATACCGTCAGCAGGCACGCCACTACAAAGCTCAAGCCAATCAGCACGACGCTGCGGTTGACGAGTACAGAGCGTCATTTGTGCCGGACAACAAAGGCGAGATGGCCGTATTCTATTCAACGAGAGGTGGCTATTACGTACCGAACACAAACGTAAGGCTGACCACTGCGCAGGCTAATCAATACAACCGGGTCGGTTTTGGCAATAATCAATACGGTTTTCAATACAAAGACAAGCCCGTAGCCAGCCCCGGCGAATTCACCATGGAGCAGCCTACTTCACCGGGAGCAGGGCCTTCGGCGACAGCAGCTCAAATGGCAAAACTAAGCCAGCCTTCGCTGACTGACATAGAGCGAGTCGGCGATTCCGGTTTGATCAACAACGCTTTTAAATACTAAAGGAAATCAGCATGGCAACCATTACACCTACAACCGATCGCAACACCGCAGCAGGCGCTGTCCTTGTTACTTGGGACGCCATGGCGACCGGTGACTCTGGGGCACCGTTTGGTTTGAACGCAGCAGCCGATTTGACCTTTCAAGTCACAGGCACGTTCGGCGGATCGACAGTTACGTTCCAAGGATCGAACGACGGTACCAACTGGCATCCGCTGACCCAGCGTGGCGGCACAGCCAACATGGCCTATACCGTTGCATCGGTACAGATTGCCCAAGAGATGCCGGCTTTTATTCGACCAAACATTACTGGCGGCACAGGTTCTGGTTTTAAAGTTACAGCCGCAGTCTTCTATCGTTATGCAAGATCGCCGCTTTGATACGGCAAACCGCTGCAAAACGATGCAGGGCTATGCAAATAAAAATGTTGCACAAATCCTATGATAAAAGGTAGAATTTTTGCAGAGACCCTGTGTCCAAAATTTTCAAAAGCCAGCCTCGCGCTGGCTTTTTTATTATGATCAATTTCAGTTCGCCAGAGTGGCATGTCATACGCAAGTGGGCCGAAGAGCAGCTTCGTAAATGCCGCGATAAAAACGATGCCGTCAATCTCTCCGACATAGAGACGGCGTTGTTGCGGGGTGAAATCCGATTCATAAAAAGATTTCTCGACTTACCGAATGAGGTAACTCGGGGTGTGGTGGTTGAGCCGGACGAATAATCCCGCTTAACCGTTGTTCAAAGTCATCGAGAGATGGCTTTTTTATTGGAGAGCAAAGTGGAAGAAAACCAACTATCACCGGAGGAAGCACAACAGCTTTGGGATGAAGAGGCCGCAAAACTGGATGCTGACGATCAGTCCGCAAACCAGCAAATGGCCACAGCACCGGAAGAGCCGCTGCTGGAAGATGAACCCGTAGCTGAAGAAGCCGCACCGAGTGAGGAGCCGGAAGACCCACTGGCCAGCTTACCAGAAGCCGTGAGAGCGAAGCTTGCTCAAATCGACGAACTGGCAACGGCCAATGCTCAACTGCTGCACCATGTAAAAACTGCCGAGGGTCGTGTGGCCGCGATGCAGCGTGAGTTCCAGCAAGCCCGAGTGGCGCAACAGCAAGTTGCCCCGCAAGAAGCTCCGTCTCAGGGACAGATCGCGAATGCAGCCAAAAACCCAGAGAAGTGGGAGCAGCTCAAGGAAGATTTCCCCGAGTGGGCTGGAGCGATGGAGGAGTACGTCGCATCTAAGCTAGGGTCCGTTCAGTCACAGCAGGGGCTTGATCCCCAGCAGGTTGCTGCATTCGTGCAGCAGCAGGTTGACCAGACCAAAGCAGAGATGAGGCAAGCCATCGAAGAGGCGCGTGTGGATGGCAAGTACGAGAACTGGAAGGACACCGTGAACACTTTGGAGTTCACGCAATGGTTCACCGTACAGTCGCCGGAAATTCGGTCTCTGGCAAACAGCGACTCAGCGCGAGACGCAATTCGTATGCTGGACTTGTTCCACGAAACGAAGAAACGTTCCGCGTCGGATATCAAGCAAGAGCGTGGGCAGCGACTTGCTGCTGCCGCGACAACTCGACCCGGCCAGACACCGCCGCCCAAAACATTGGACGACATGTCGCCAGAAGAGCTTTGGAACTACGAAGCCGCAAAGCGCGAAAAAACTAGAGCGCAGCGCGGGTTTTAACTTAATCATGTAAAGGAACAGCAATGGCTATTCAAAATTACGGCACAGTTGCCTCGCGTAACCTAATCCGTGCAGCACAGGGCATGCTTGAGCATGCACAACCCATCACCGTTCTGGGCGACTTCGGTACCCAGCGCGAGATGCCAATGAACTCGACCGACACTCTGGTCTTCCGTCGTACACTGCCTTTCGGTGCTTCGACTGTTGGTACCACGATTGAAGGCTCGGCACGTTATCAGGGCACTCCACAGATCACAGCTTCGAACTTCGTGCTGGCTGAAGGCGTCACGCCTAACAGCAACACGATCTCTTTCCAAGACGTGACTGTCACCCTGCAACAGTACGGCGTTCTGTTCAAGTACAGCTCGAAAGTCGAGCAACTGTACGAAGACGACATCCCCGGCGAAATGGTTAAGCTGACTGGCGAGACTCTGGCCGAGGTAATGGAACTGGTCCGTTACGGTGTTCTGAAAGCCGGCTCGACTGTTGTCTACGCAAACGGCACCAGCCGCTCTGCTGTCAACACCGCGATCAGCCTGAACGCTATTCGTAAAGCCGCACGTACTCTGGAATCGAACCGTTGCCGTCGTGTGACTTCGCGTCTGGCTCCCGGCGTCAACTTCGCAACCCGTGCTGTGCAGCCTGCGTACATCGTGTTCTGCCACACTGATGCTGTTGCTGATATCCGTAACCTGCCCGGCTTTACCCGCGTTGAAGACTACGGTTCATTCAAGCCAATCCACGATCGCGAGATCGGTGCTTGCGAAGACTTCCGTTTCATCTCTTCGCCTCTGCTGACCAGCTTCGCTGGCTCTGGTTCCGGTACCCTGAATGGCATGCTGTCGGTCGGCGCTTCTGCCGTTGACGTGTATCCGTTCATCGTCATCGGTGAAGATGCTTGGGGTCAGGTTGCACTGAAGGGCATGCAGGCTATCAAGCCTGTCGTCCTGAAAGCATCGCAGACTAACCACGCCAACCCACTGGGCCAGTTCGGCTACGTTGGTGCTTCGACATGGTTTGCTACCGTCCGTCTGAACGACGCATGGATGGCACGTATCGAAGCCGGTGTGACCGCTCTCTAATGATTAGCCGGGGCTTCGGCCCCGGCGTCTATTGAAAAGGAAAACATCATGCCAGCAGAATCAGTACAGCAAAGAATGATCGGCGTTACCGATGGCCTGACCAAGAAAGAATTGCAGCTTTTGGTCGCAGCATTGGTAGACGGTCTTCAAGTCATTATGGCTAAACTCGATGCAGACAGCGGTGTCGGTGACACCAACTATGCGGCGACGTTTGCAACCTACATCGTAGATTAAGGAGAAACACCATGTCATACAATATTGAGCAAATTAACAGTGGCTTTCAGTCGCTGACAGCAGCAGGTCTTGCAGAAGGCACCAATGCCAACACCTACAAGACCACAGCTACTTTGGCTTTCACCATCAACGGTGTGTTCAAGTCCAAAGGCGCTACCGACAACATCGCCATGACCTCGACCGCTGGCACCGTTCCTCCTTCCAGCGCGGCCCTGTACGCTGTCTGGATCGACACCAGCGGCAATCTCAGCAACACCCGTGGCCCTGTTGTTGCCGCCGCTGATCCTTGCCCAGTGCCTACTCAGACTACCAACAACGTAGCTCTGGTTGGCCTGATCAAAGTGGTCACCGATGCATCGACCACTTTCACTCCGGGCAGCACCGATTTGGGCGCAGCAGGTGTTACTGACACCTACTACGACTGCTCAGTCATGCCCGGTTCGGCTCTGTAAGATTGCCGTCTCCTCCTCCGAGGGACCCTTTGGAAGGCCACTTCGGTGGCCTTCCTTTTTTGACGGCTTGTTTTTTAAACGTAAGGAGAATGGCAAATGAGTAAAAATAAAATGACAGGGATCGAGATTAGCGACGATACCCCGACAATTGAACCTGTAGCGGCTGTTAAAGATTTTCGTGAGTTGGCAGCAGAAGAATCTTTTATGAACGAGATCGTCACCGTTCTTGTTCACGCGACAACTGACGAAAACCAATCGCCTCACGTCATCGTAAACTGCAACGGTATGAATCAACCGATCGTCCGTGGCGTTCCGACCGACGTAAAAAGAAAGTACGTAGAGATTCTGGCACGCATGAAAGAGACACGTTACAGCCAGCACGTACACAACCCAGCGGCTCCTGATCAAATCGAGATGCGTGCCCGTCACGGCTTGTCATACCCATTTGATCTGGTGGAAGACAAGAACCCCCGTGGCCGCGCTTGGCTCAATCACATATTGGCTGAACCTGCATGAACTTCCTACAGCTAGTCAACCAGCTACGCGTTGAGTGCGGCGTCTCTGGACCACCGCTGTCTACCGTTGCCGGCCAGCTTGCCGGCAGCGAAAACGCACGCATGGTCACATGGATTCAAACCGCATGGAATGACATCCAAACGAGCAAGGAAGACTGGCTGTTTTTGCGGGAACCTATTGTGTTTAACACTGTTGCGCAGCAACAAATCTACACACCGGTGGAAGCCGGTTTGACCACGGCCACGTTCGGAAACTGGAAGCGTGATAGTTTCCGGTGTTCGAGCGTGGGGTCAAACTACACCGACGAGCAGTTGATGAATTACATGGAGTGGACCACGTTCCGCAACCTGTACATCTACGCCAACATGCGCTACACCTACACGCGCCCTGTTGTCGTCACTGTCGATCCACACAAGAACCTTGGCTTCGGCGCGATACCCGACATCCCTTATGTGATTAACGGTGAGTATTACACTCAACCGGTTGAGCTGACGGTTGATGCTGATGTGCCAGCTTTACCAAGTCGCTTCCACATGGTCATTGTCTACCGGGCGATGATGTACTACGCAGGCTATGAGGCTGCGCCAGAGGTCATGTCACGCGGCGAGTTTGAATACAAGCGACTGTACTCACGCCTCGAAATCGACCAGCTTCCAACCGTAGTTAGCGGACCGCCTTTGGCGTAAGGAGACGCAGCCATGCCAATGCCTGCGCCGCAAGTTCAATACGATCTGGTCTACCTTAAAGGCGGACTTGACCTCATCACTCCAACGCTGGCCATCCCTGCCGGCGTTGCCCGAGACGCTGTAAATTTTGAAGCTTCGATTACAGGCGGTTATACTCGCATCGCTGGATACGAAAGATTTGATGGCCAACCAGCGCCATCAAATGCTGTTTATGGCAGCCTTCAAGTTAACTTAACCGCCGCAATCAGCGTAGGTAATACCATCACAGGCGCTACTTCAGGCAGAACGGCAGTTGTTATCGCGGTCAATGGCGGAAGTATCTACTACACAAAAGCCACTGGGGCTTTTACCGTTGGCGAAACGCTTACCGTTCTCGGTGTTTCTAAAGGTACTGTGGCCGCTATAGCGGCAACGGCCAGCATAACTGCGGCGCAAGAGGCTGAATACACAGGACTTGCTGCCAATTTATATCGAAACGACATAACGGTAGTTCCCGGCAGCGGTCCCATACGCGGCGTAGTTGAATTGGGCGGTACCGTTTACGCATGGCGAAACAATGCTGGCGGTACTGCAATGGCTATTTATAAATCCACCAGTGCAGGTTGGGTCAATGTAGCTCTTGGATTTGAATTAAGTTTCAATAACGGTACATCCGAAATATTTGATGGTGATGTAGTCACCGGTTCGGCCAGCGGCGCAACGGGTACAGTCAAGCGGATTGTTTTTGAGACCGGAAGCTGGGGAGCAGGAACAGCAGCAGGACGCATAATATTCGCAACCGTAACAGGAACTTTTAGCGCGGCTGAATTTTTAAAAGTAGGCGGAACCAATCACGCAAAAGTGGTAGCCGCTCAAACGGCAATCACTCTTGCACCCAACGGTCGAGTCGAAACAGTAGCCGGTAATTTTGGCGGAACGGATTCAAATCTTAGAATCTACGGTTGTGATAACGTCAATCGAGGTTTTGAGTTTGATGGCACGACATACGTTCCGATTAAAACCGGCATGACCACAGATACGCCAAATCACGTTGCTGTTCATAAACAATATTTATTTTTTTCTTTCGGACCATCGCTTCAATATTCGGCTATCAGTTCCCCGTATCAATGGACGCCTTTATTGGGCGCTGGAGAGATTGTTCAGCCAGAACCAATAACAGCCCTTGTTATCCAACCCGGTGACCAGACAACCGGGGCGATGGCTGTTTACTCAGATAACTACACATACATTCTGTACGGTACTGATTCAGCGAATTGGACTTTATCTGCCTACAACACCGGCGCTGGAGCAAAAGCTTATAGCGGCCAAAATCTTAGTCAGACGTATACCTTTGACAATCGTGGCGTCATAACGTTGCAGGCAACTTTAAGCTACGGTAACTTTGATGCGGCTGCTGTAACTTTGAACATCCGCCCATTCACACAGTCTCGGCGCAATCTTTTAAGTTCCAGTGGGATAAACCGAGAAAAATCGCAGTACCGTATATTCTTCTCAGATGGCTATGGCCTCTACATAACGATTGCTAATGGTCAAATGCTTGGGGCCATGCCTGTTCGTTTTCCTAATAAGGTCACTTGTTCTTGCGAATCTACAGATTCGTTTACAACCGAGACTATGTTCTTTGGTTCTGACAATGGTTATGTTTACGCTTTAGATGTAGGCACTTCATTCGACGGCGAAAGCATCAATGCTTCAATTGAACTTAACTATAACTCTGAAAATTCGCCGCGTTTATTAAAACGCTACCGTCGAGGTTCTTTTGAAATCACCGGTAGTGGTTATTGCGAATTTCAATTTTCTTATGACCTTGGTTATTCAAGCTCCTATATAGGTCAACAAGCAGCAGCTTCTTACGCAAACAGTTTTGCTGCTAGTTATTGGGATTCTGTTTATTGGGATTTTTTTGTATGGGATGGCAGAACCTTATCGCCGACAGATGTAGAGATAAAGGGCACCGGGCAAAACATCTTGCTTCGCATCGCATCTGATTCGCCATACTATCAACCCTTCACTATAAACAGCGTGATACTGCACTACACCACCCGTAGAGGATTGCGATAATGTCAAACGATTTTTATAACCACGGTAGTTTTCCGACAACGGGATCGGCTGCGACATCAGCCAGCATGCGTTCGGAACTTGATTCTATTGCAGCCGGCTTTGACAAGATGCCGACTTTAACGGCTAGTGCCAATGCGGTCATCGTTGTTAACTCTACCGCCACGGCCCTGACTAGAGTAGCGACTTTACCGGCTACCTCGGGCGGCACAGGGTTTGCATCTTATGCAGTAGGCGACCTTCTTTATGCCAGCACAAGCACGGCTTTGTCGAAGCTGGCCGATGTGGCCACAGGCAATGCGCTGATCTCGGGCGGCGTGGGTGTAGCGCCAAGCTGGGGCAAGATCGGTTTGACGACCCACGTAAGCGGGACTTTGCCAGTAGCCAACGGCGGCACTGGCATTACGAGTTTCGGCACAGGTGTTGCAACCGCTCTGGGCGTTAACGTCGGGTCCGCTGGCGCGTTCGTTGTCAACGGTGGTGCGTTAGGTACGCCGTCCTCTGGCACGCTTACCAATGCCACGGGGTTGCCTATTAGTACGGGTGTTTCTGGTTTGGGCACAGGTGTTGCAACAGCCCTTGCCGTCAACGTAGGAACTGCTGGCGCGTTCGTCGTTAACGGTGGTGCGTTAGGTACGCCGTCCTCTGGTACGTTAACCAATGCCACCGGGCTTCCTCTCACAACGGGTGTGACCGGAACCTTGCCAGTAGCCAATGGTGGTACAGGCATTACAAGTTTCGGCACAGGTGTTGCAACCGCTCTGGGCGTTAGCGTAGGAACTGCTGGCGCGTTCGTCGTTAACGGTGGTGCATTAGGTACGCCTTCCAGCGGTACAGTGACCAACCTGACCGGGACCGCATCGATCAACATCAATGGCACGGTGGGTGCAAGTACCCCAACTACCGGCGCGTTTACTACGCTGTCTGCTACAGGTGTAACCACTGTTCAGGCTGGCACTGTAACTGCCCCGGCTATTACAACGTCTGGGGATACCAACACAGGTATTTTCTTCCCGGCTGCTGACACGATTGCATTTACAGAAGGCGGTAGTGAAGCGATGCGGATTAGCTCTTCCGCCAACGTACTTATAGGGGGTACCGCTGCCCGTGGAACAACAGCAGGCTCTGCGCATCTCGACCTGTTTAACGGCACAGCACCTGCCGGTACGCTGACAAACGGCATCTCATTGTATTCGGCATCCGGCGATTTCAACTTCATGGACGCAGCCGGCAACGGATACAAAGTTGGTTTCCGAAACGTGCCTGCCGTTGGAACTAAAACCGGCTCTTATACTTTAACTACTGCCGATGTCGGTAAGTATGTACAAGTAGGCACAGCCGGTTCAATCACAATTCCAGACGCAACCTTTGCTGAAGGCGATATTGTTTCGGTTTTCAATAATACCGCCGGCACTATAACTATTACTTGTACCATAACGACGGCTTACATATCAGGAACTGATGCAGACAAAGCAACGGTAACTTTAGCGACAAGAGGCGTTGCAACCATCTTCTTTATATCCGGAACTGTTTGCGTTATTACGGGGAACGTGTCATGAGTGGTATCCATCATTTTTTGCTTGGCGGTACAGCCGGTCGCGTTTCTATCCCTTTAACGATTAGTGCAAGCACCAACAACTATGATGTGTATACAAACCGAGGTCTGACGTATGTTGCCGGGAATTCCGATATTACAGTTACCGTAAACCCCGGCGTTACTGTAGGTAGTACATCAGCACCGACGTATGCCCTGCTGGTGCCTTCTTCTTTTAGCCCTCTTGATACTGTTACCGTTATCAACAACGGACTTATCCAAGCGATGGGAGGTGATGGTGGGCGTGGCGGTAACTATCCGGCTGGCAACGGTTCTCCGGGCAGTGTTGGCGGAAACGCCATCTATGTAAACCGCCCTACCACAATTACTAACAACGGCACTATCGCTGGCGGCGGCGGTGGCGGCGGCGGTGGCGGACACTTCGTAGGCGCAAAGGGTCAACAACCGGCAGCCGGTAACGGCGGTGGCGGCGGTGCAGGCACTAACGGCGGTGCCGGTGGTGCTGCCGGGTCAATTGTTCCCGGTGTGCAAGCCGGATTTGCCGGGTCTCCGGGTACGTCGCCTGCTGGCGGTGCTGGTGCAACAGGCGGGGCAGGGGGTTCAGGCGGCAACGGCGGGGGTCGTGGCGCAGCAGGAACTGCCGGCGCTCCAAATGGTGCGCGTTCGGGCGGAAGTGCTGGCGGTGCTGGTAACTATATCGTGGGGAATCCATTTGTCACTTGGCCTGCTACTGGCACCCGCCAAGGCGGGGTAGCTTAATAGGAGTTAGTATGAACACGCTATACATGAAAATTCACGCATTTGAAGAAGCGTCATATTCGTTGATTGTGTCTTTTGCATCAGACACAACCCTGTCTCAAAATCCTGACGACTATCCGTCTTATGCTTACCAACCTATGAATATGTGGCCAGATGTAACGGACCCTGTTGAAATTAAAAAACGTATAGCTGTTGCCGGCATTTATCACGCTGAACAACAAGAGCGCGAAGAAAAATTTATTGCTGATCCTGCAAAAGTTCAAGCGTATAAAGATATGGTAGGTCAAGAGAATTCGTATCCTGTAAGCGCCTTGACTTCCTCATCTGCCGCACCTAATGTATTTGTGGTGTAACCATGATTCAAAAACCTTTTGCCGCTTTCGGGCATGTGCTGATCTGCAACTCATGTGATGAGGGTGAGGTATATACCGCTGTTGTTGAAGAGAATACGCCATGCACAATATTTTGGGCTAAAGGACATTACAAAAACAAACACGTCTCTGCAAATGCAGACTTCATGGATTTTCCAAGAGGCACGTTTCTGCGTCCGGGGGATTTAGTGCCGGGTATATTTGAGCATACTGCTATTGAAAAGTCGGACGTATTTTGTTATGACTCAAGATTAAATGACGGTCAATCACTCAATATAGCGCCGTGGATTCTTCCCGGTGGGTCAGAAACAATTCTTTCTGTAGGCACTAAATTGTTCCTGTGCAGCGGAACGTTGACGGTTAACGGCAACAACATTGATAAGCCAACACAAATAAGTATTAGCTCAGGCAATACATTGGTGACCGCTGTTACTGATTGTTATGGATTAATTTTTCCATGATTAATGCGAAAAAGCTCAAGTTAAATTTGGATGTTGCCAGCTTAAATAGACCGGGGAAGGTGCTTGCCAGACATGCGTTAACAACTGATTTTCCGGATGGGCGGCTGGTTAGAAAGTACATGCCGAATAAATATGTTGAACAGATTAAACAAGCACTCCCAGAGTCAGTGCAAGCCGCATTAATTACTATTAGCTATTCTGAGATTCATCTGCTGCGTGCGCATGTCCATACGCTTGATGAAGCGGTTATTAATCTTTATCAGCAGGCCAACGGTGAGAAAACCACTTTCTGGGATGGCGAAATAAAAATTGATGACAACGAATCCTTTGATAACGGAAATAACTATTTCACAATAAGCCATGAAAACCTAGCCCCCAGTGAATCTTTTATTGCGCAGTCAGGGGAGGCATGGCTGCTAAATGTAAAACATCCGCACTCTGTTAGTCGGGACTATGAATCATTCCCGTCAGATCAACACTTTATGCCGGATGAAGGTGTTACTCGCTACGCCATACAGGCTTACTTTAATAAGCCGTATGTGTTCATTGCGGATGAATTAGCCAAAGCTGGTATGGTGGAGTGATGAAGTACCACGCCAAACTTCCGATAAGAATGCCTCCGCTATTCGCGCCGGACAAAGTTGACGAGGTAAAGGAATACACAAAGCTCCAAAGATACGCACGTAAAACTACTGGGCATAAAGTTGCTTTTCGGTCTTTACATTTTACAGACGCACAACAGTACTTACAGTACCTCCCTCAGTGTTTGTTAGATCAAGAAGTGCCTGATGTGTTTATATTGGAAGCACCGGCGGTGGAAGGAGACGCGCCAGTGATCCCGCCACATGTGGACTATCGCCGACTATGTGGATTAAACGTATATCTGGAAGCTTCAGGAGAAATCACGCAGTTCTATAGCTGGGATGCAAAAACAAAAATTAGTACGGTTGTAGAACAGTTTGTTGCGCAACCGGGAGATTGTTGGTTACTAGATACTTCAGTGCCCCACGGAGTGCTGTTGATAAAAAATAAAGCGAGAAAGATGCTAACTTTTTCGTTCTCGCAATTAACGTTTGGGGAGGTGTTAGCTTATGTTGAGCAACACGCTAAAAACGCAGACGGCGTTGTATGTTAAGAACCTTGTTTCTATTGAGTTTTGTAAATTCTTTACGCATGTGCTTATGCGGCAGGCGGATTTAAACCCGAAAGGTGATAGCCAAATACCTAACGCAAAAGCTATTCTTGATCATGAGTATATGTTTGAGACGTTGCACGAAAGTTTGTGGCCGGCTATTGAACGAGCTGTTGGCAAAGAACTGATTCCAACTTATGCTTATGCCCGGCTTTATAGTAACGGTGATGTATTAGAACGTCATAAAGATCGGCCAGCTTGTGAAGTCAGCGTTACAATTCAACTTGGCCGATCGCACCACTATGCTTGGCCTATTTATATGGGCGGCCAACGATTTGATTTAGCTGAAGGGGACGGCGTAATCTATCCGGGATGTGATGTAGAACATTGGCGAAACAAATGCGATGGTCCTGACGATTATTACTCGGGTCAAGTCTTTCTTCATTTTGTTTATAAGAATGGACAGTGCGCTGGGGAAGTAGGCGATAACACTACGCGTGACATGTATTCTTATAGAAAAAATAGAGCTTACGTAATGGAGTCTAAGTGATTTATCCAATACCACAACGGTCTATACCCGGCAAAGATAACACGGCTTACTGGGAAGGATTTTTTACTTCCGAAGATATTAATTTACTTCTTGCACAACCTGAATGGCTGCATCTTCAAAACGGATGTGTCGGTGGTTCCGGTGAAGTAAACGAACGTGTTCGTGCAAGTCAAGTTGCTTGGATTGGAGCAAAACCGGAATTGCAACATTTATGGGAAAAGCTTGCTAACACGGTTGCCGAAGTTAATAGTCGGTTTTTTCATTTTGACTTGACTGGGTTTCATGAGCCTATGCAACTCGGCTTGTACACTGAATCTCAACAAGGCCATTACGACTGGCACACAGATGCTGCCCCAACGGACAAAGGTGTTCCACGAAAACTTTCTTTTGCTATGCTGCTTTCTGATCCGTCTGAATTTGAAGGCGGAGAGTTTCAAGTAAAAACTAATTCCGATATCGTACAAACTTTGGAAACAGTAAAAGGCAGGGCGTGGTTTTTTCCGTCCTATACTTTGCACAGAGTGACGCCTGTTACAAAAGGCGTGCGTCGTTCCTTGGTGTTGTGGGTTGGCGGTCCTGCGTTTAAATAGTATGAGACTGCTGCCATTGCCTGCCCATGTGCCAGTGCTTATCTGGGATGATTTTTACACCCAAGAAGAGCTTGCTTTGTTGTGGAAAGAATTTAATTTTCTGACTGACAGTAATAAGCTTAAACCGCCAAAAGAAACCGGAACGGCACAAGAAGGTGAAGAGTATTTAAAAACGGCTACCGGAGTGTGGATTGATCGCGTTTATGCAGACAGGGATTTTTCTGACATATTGAAATGCAACAGAAAAGTTTTTTCTAAAGAAATTACAGATACTGCAAAAAACATAAACCCGTTGTACTGTATTTTAAACGGGATTAATTCTGATTATACTTTATTGAATTATTACGAAAGCGGCGGAGAGTACAAAAAACACAGGGACGTTTCCGTATTTACTGCGGTTACTATTTTTATGAAAGACCCGGCTAGTTTTTCTGGCGGAGATTTTGTATTGCATGAATACGATTTAGTGATAGAGAAACGAAACAATATGCTCATACTGTTCCCCGGAAATCTGGAACATTCTGTTACTCCTGTGCAAATGAATACGCCGTACACGCCTTTTGGCGGCGACGGAAGATACACAATAACGCAGTTCATGAATATTAAACCGTAGTGGAGATAGATAATGCCTGATTGGTTGACTAACCTTGGTGTCGGTATTGCTGCTGCTGGCGCTGGTGCATACGGTATGTACCAGAAAATTATGGCCGATAGCCGCAACAACAAAGCGGCTGACGTGACTGACGCCGCGTGGCAACAAGTCATCGCTACCCTGCGTGAAGAGGTCTCACGCTTGTCTGATCGACTAGCTGCGGTTGAAGAGCAAAACCGTAAATGCGAAGAGAGAAACGATTCTTTGCACCAAGAGATAGTTAGTCTTAAACAGCAATTGCACTTGCATTGATATGTGGACCCGCTAACTCTACTAGCCGCTGCAAATGCAGCGGTTGCCGCAGTCAAGAAAGGATGCCAGCTATACAAGGACATCAAGGGCGCAGCGGGTGAGGTCAATGATGTACTGAAAGACCTGAAGGAACAGTTTCAGAAAATACCGAATCCGAGCAACGCCCAGAAGATTCAGTACAACGAAGAAGTAGCGCGAGTACAAGAGATTGGCAAAGCTGATCCGAACGATGTGTTCTTGAACATCGGCAATGATCTCGGCGCATTGATGGATGCGTATGATGCGATTGGTAAAGCATTTATCCAGCAAGAAGCTGAAGCAAAGCAAGTCTATACAGGCACAGAGTCAATTGGCAAACGCGCACTGAACCGCGTCATCATCAGGTCAAGACTGGATGCGATGCTGGCGGAGCTGCGCGAGACCATGGTCTATAAAGCTCCGCCGGAACTTGGCGACCTGTGGGGTAAATACGAAAAGATGTGGCACCAGATTGTCATCGAGCAGGATGAAGCACACAAGAAAGAATTGCAAAGGATTCAAACAGAAACCCTGCATCGACGCAGGCTGGCAAGGAAAAGGAAGGAAGAAGCGGTATGGGTTGGAGCAATCCTTTTCGTCGTAACGTGGTACGTCGGAGTTCTCCTCCTTCTTCGAACGAGCCAGACGTACCGTGGGCATTACTTGTCGCCGTGGTGGTCCTGTGTTTTGTGCTAGTGATTGCCCTGCCCGTGATGGGTGTGATGTACATGGATATGAACAACGCTTTGCACAGGGCAGCAGAAGAAACACGCAAGATGAAAGAGCTGCGGCTAAAGATACTACTTGAAATGAGGGGTGAAGAATGATCACAATGCAGCAGTTCAAGCAGCTAGTTCCCAACACTAAATACCCACAGCCGTGGTACGACGCTTTGTTCGGCAAGCAGACCGAGCTTGGCGGCAAGTCATTGCTGGATGAGTACGAGATCACAACCCCGAAACGCATTGCCGCATTCATGGCCCAATGCGGCCATGAATCAGGTGGTTTTGTGTTCTTGACAGAAAACCTAAACTACAGCGCCGCTGGTTTGATGCGCACCTTTGGTAAATACTTTCCCGACCAAGCCACAGCCAATGCCTACGCACGCCAGCCGGATAAAATTGCGAACAAGGTCTACGCCAACCGTATGGGCAACGGCGATGAGGCGTCAGGCGACGGGGCCAAGTACAAAGGGCGCGGGTTGATTCAGGTCACAGGCAAGGATAATTATTTTTGGTTTGCATCGTCCCTGAACATCACGCCTGAAGAAGCGGCAGAGTACATGCAGACCTTCGAGGGTGCGGCACAGAGCGCATGCTGGTATTGGGAGAACACAAGCTTGAACAAGCTGGCAGATGCCGGCGACATACTGACTATGACTAAGCGGATTAACGGAGGAACCATTGGACTCGCAGATCGTGAAAAACATTACGCTCATGCTTTGCATGTGCTGGGCGCTTAGTGCCTGTGAACGTTACCGATACCCTTGCCAAGACCCAGACAACTGGGAAACGAAGCAATGCAAAAAACCGTACTGCACCACTACCGGTACGTGTCCAGATCAACTGATGAAGCCAGAGGAAACAAATGAACCCGCTAAAGTTAATCAGCCAATTTCTTGCAATGCAGCAGGAACAGCACGATGCAGTAATTAAGTTCTGCATTGCTGTCACCTTCTGTTTCACCGTTGTCATGATGGTCGGCATCAGCCTGTACTCGGTGGTGTTTGTGACCCAGCCAATGAACGGCATGGCTCCGGCTGACAAGCAGTTCTTCCTGATCCTGTCGGACATGAGCAAATACATCCTCGGATCGCTGGCCACACTCTTGGCAGTCAAGGGTAAGGACGCGCTGCCGCAGTTCGTGCCGCCGAATCTGTCCACTGAGAAAGAGCGGTCAGACCCAGCGCCGACCAGACCTAGCCCAGCAGCTCCGGCTCCCATGCCGAGCGCGGCCCCAGTAGTAGCAGATGCAACAACCATCGCAGGCTACGGCGGCAAGCCAGCGCCTGTTCAACCACCACATCCGGAGATCAACTGATGAAAAACCTGATTGCACTTATTGCGTTTGTTCCACTGGTCCTGTTTGCTGCCGAGACCAAGAAGGTCTGCCACAAAGAAAAGCAGAAAGGTAAGGAGGTCGAAGTGTGCAAGATGGTCAAAATGCACAAGAAGCTGGACGGAACTAAGGTGCCGCCAAAATGATTCCGAACCCGTGGATCATTCTCGGTTTCGTGATCGCGGTGATCGGGGCGGCTGGCGCTGGATATTACCAAGGTAATCAAGCCGGCCAAGCCAAGGTCCAGCAGGCTTGGGACAAGGAACGCGCTGAACAGGAGTCCGCCTACGCGCAAGCGCAGGCAGCCGCCCGTGAGAAGGAACAGCAGCTACAAACCAGCGCCGATCAAATCAGACAGGAGAAAGACCGTGAGATTCGCAATCTTAATGCTCGGGCTACCGCTCTTACTAACAGCTTGCGCGACAGGGCGGAGCGCCCCACCACCGAAGCCAGTACCGTGCCCAGTACCGCCAATGCTGGACCCGCTCCCGCCGGATGTACTGGAGAAAAACTTTACCGCCCGGATGGAGAGTTTCTTGCAAGGGAAGCTGCCAGAGCAGACGAACTCCGCGCCCTCCTCAGACAGTGCCGGGACCAGTACGAAACCGTAAGGAGGGTGAACCCATGACAGCAGCTTGGACAAAGAAGGCCGGCAAGAGCGAAGCCGGCGGCCTGAATGAGACAGGCCGGAAAAGCTACGAGCGGGATAATCCCGGCAGCGATCTGAAGCCGCCGCAACCCGAAGGTGGTTCCAGAAAGAAAAGCTTTTGCGCCCGAATGAAGGGAATGAAAGCCAAATTGACAAGTGCCAAAACGGCAAATGATCCGAACAGCCGCATCAATAAATCGTTGCGCGTTTGGAAATGTTAATGGTAGAATTTTCGAAGAGGGCCTGCGCCCTGAAAAAAGCCGCTCATTGAAGCGGCTTTTTATTTTTGTGGAGTTAAATGATGGCTACAGCAGACAACCCTTTTGCAACTAAGACCCCCGCTCAATTGCAACAGCAAGCAGCGGCTGGCACGATGCAAGCAGACACGACTGGATATGACGCGGCAAATGCCGGCGCTACTGGTTACGATGCCGTCGGGCAAAAGTCGTCGGGCTATGACGCGGCACAGGCACAAGCTACTGGATATAACGCAGGTACCGCAACCGGTACTAATTGGAATGTCACCAGTCCACAAACAGTTCAAGGCCAATTAGAAGGTGTGATCGCTGCCGATTCGCCTTTGATGCAGCAAGCCAGAGCGCAGTCTCTGGCCCAGATGAATCGACGTGGCCTGATCAATTCCAGTATGGCTGTTGGTGCTGGTCAAGAAGCAGTGATCAAACAGGCGCTTCCGATCGCGCAAGCTGACGCAGCAATGTATGGTTCGGCAGCAAAAACAAATGCCGATACCGCCAACGCGATGGCGCAATTCAACACCAATCTTCAAAGCAAAGCAGCCGAGTTCGGCGCTAATGCTCAGAACGTTATAGCCGCTTCAAACACTGCCGCCAAGAATGAGGCTGCAAAGTTCGGCGCAACTGCTGAGAACGTTGCTGCTGCCGCTAATCAAGCTGCGATCAATGAGGCATCGAGATTTGGCGCAAGCGCGGAAAACGCTGCGTCGTTAGCTAATGCTTCCGCTCAAAACGAAGCAGCTAAGTTTGAAGCTACCGCGCAGAATATTTCGGCAAGTGACTTTGCCAAGAACGTCAACGCCAACGTGGCGAACATGATGGACCAAGCGATGAAGGTTTCGCTTGCCAACGCTGACGCGGCCACGAAGATTGAGCTGCAAAACATTGATGCTCAGACTCGCAAAGATTTGGCTGCTACAGAAGCTCAATACAAAAATGCAATGCAAGCGTCAGCATCAGCCAACGAGATATTCCAGCAAGCTACAAAAAATATTGCTGACATCATGGCGAACCCTGATCTGTCTTCTTATTCAACGACTGACGGTAAAGCGCCTACTGAAGACAAGAAGAACTGGCCGCCTAACGCTACAAAAATAGTAGGCGGTAAATTGTATGATGCGAATAACAAAGAAATCGTAAGCCCGAAACAAGCAGCCGTTGATACCCAGAAATCCTACTTGCAGGGTTCTATGGCTATTCTCAGCGCGACATCAGGTATTCAAGGTCTGAAAGAGTTGATTACGTTCTGATGAACCGAGAAGCTTTACTGGAACCTATCGTTGCGTCAATTCGCCAAGGCTTGCCCTTGGCAAAGCAGGACATACTGAAGTATCTGGAAGACTGGGAGTTGATACCGGTTGAGATGGAAGGGCAGCACGCAGCAACGGTAATTGCCAAAGGTACTGAGATTCACATTGCGGCTGTAGAAGGTTATCGACCAAAAACATCTCAGCGTCGTGTGATTCACGGTTTCTTGAAACCGCTGTTTGATCGGCACGGATTCATAACGACCAGAGTACCGCACCACCGGTTGAAGCAAAAGATATTTGTGCAGCGTGTAGGTTTCAAGCCTACGTGGAAAGACGAAAATTTTGAATACTACATGCTGGCCAGCATGCCGTTTGAAAGGAAACACTGATGTCTAAAATCTACTTCTCGCGGTCTATCAGCCGCACCATGTCCGCCGACCACCCTGTGGGTGACCCGACCGGCGGCGCGGCATACGGCGAAAAGAATGACCCAATCAGCGCGGCTATTTCTATCGCGAGTATGGCCGGCACTTTTTCGGCTGCTGGAAGTTTTGCCGCAATGACGGTCATGCAAGGGATCACTTTTGCTGGCGCAGCAATGAGCCTTGTCGGTAATGTGACCGGAAATAAAACACTGTCAAAGATAGGTATGATCGCGGGTGTTGCTGGCGGTATCGGTTCTTTGGCTGAAGCAAAAGGCTGGATTACAAAAACCCCGACACTCGGTGAAACGTTTGGTAGTACAGCCAATACTTCCGCTTTGAGTGCAACACCTACAAACCAAGCACCCGGCAATGTTTCACAAGCCGATCAACTGGCTCGGAATGCAGAAATGGCCGACGTAGAAAAAAACGTCGCAGCAGCTCGCGCAACCGGAATAGAAACCACTGGTCGTGGTGCGCAAAACGCAAACTCTTATGCAGGAGGTAGTTTAACTCCCTCCGCAGCCGATGCGGTTGACGATGTTGCTGCCGGTGGTTTTCAAAAAATCACTAACCCCGCTGGTGCCGGACAGACTGGAAGTGATTGGCAATACTTTAAAGATGCCAGCGGTAATTCGGCAGCAATCGATCCGTCAGGCCGGTATTTCTTAAACAACGAACAAGTAACTGGTGCAGCCGGCGGTAGTTTTGGCGTAAAAGATTACGCCAACATGGCGTGGGAAGGAACGAAAAATATTGCATCGGGACTTAACCCGATAACTAATCCCTACGGTGCCATGGCCATCGGCCAAATTGCCGCGCCGATTTCGGATTACCTGTCCGGTAAAACGGACGCAGAGATTGCTGCGCTTGAAGCGCAGACCGGTTACGCTGATGCAAAAGCTATGCAGATGCAAGAAGAGATTGCCAGAGAAAAACAACGACGCGCAAATCTGAACGCGGGTTACGGTCAAGTTAATACTGGTATCAACGTCAACCCTGCGGTTCTTGGTCAAGCACAAGCCGGCGGTTTGATCTCTGGCGCTATGCAGCCAGCAGCATAAGGAGAAAAACATGGCAATCATCCAAGACAAAATGGCACGCCCTGAAGGCGATGACCTTGATACAGAAACCATTAAGAAAAACATTAACATGCCGCCGGAGCTGCAAGAAGCTTATGAGCGTGTTGTGATTGCTGGCATGAAGGTTATGTTCTCCAAAGAATCTCACAAGCTTATGCTGGATGAGCTTCAGAAGGAAGGCCCCCTTGGCGACAAGCTTGGCAAAGGCATCGCTGGTTTGATGCTGATGCTAATTAAAGAATCGAACGGCACTATACCGCCCGAAGTTATTATTCCTGCCGGCATCAATTTGATATCTCGCGCAGCCGACTTCATTCGTAAATCTGAAATTGAAAAAATTACAAATGCAGATATAGGCGACGCCATGCAAGTATTCATGTCAACGATACTGCAAAAGTTTGGCGTCGATACCGAAAAGATGAATCAGATGTTGAACCAGTACAGCGACGAAAATATTCCTACTGAGATGGGGGCTTAACATGGCCGAGGGTTTAATCGCTGCCGCACTTGGCGGTTTTGGCAAAGCTCTCTCCAGCATAGGGGAGATGGAAGCCAAGAAGCAGAACGAAGCCAAGCTGCGCAAAGAATTGATGGACATGGAATCCGAGGAGAAGTTGCGTCTTGATGAAGTGATGTTCCAGCGCAAACAGAATCGTGCGATTCCGGAAGCTCAAACAACTGCCAAAGCAAATGTCGCTGGTCAGGTAACAACCCTTGAAGAACGTAGCAAAACTAATCTGCCGGCCCTTGAAGCTCAAAATAAAGTTGCTGGCATAGATGCCGAGTTAACCGCTATGTCGAAGAGCGGCATCTATGATAAGCAGGCTAAAGCGAAATACGACGCTCTCAATGCAGAGATTGATGCCGCAGAAAAATCAGGTTACGACGTTAAGGAAGCCCGAAGAACGGCCAACGCTTTGAAAGCAAAATTTGAAGAAGAAAAAACCGCTGGTATTCCTAAACTTCAAGCAGAAAAAGATGCTACTCAGAGACTGGAAAATGTACGCGCTCTTGTCGAGAAAAACGTAGTTAAAGAAGAAGCTGACCTCCTTGCAAAACAAGAGCTGGCAAAAGTTCAGGCGATGATTGCGCAAGGTGTTCCTGAAGCAGAAGCTAAAATGTTGGCAGCTAAATGGAAAGCCGGTAAAACCCAACGCGACGAAGCGGCTGCTGAGAAGACACAGAATGAAATCAATGATGCTATTACCAAAGCCGGCAATAAAGGGTTTGTTACAGCCGAAAGAAAACTTGCAGCTACTAAACATTTTGTTTCCGGTAATGGTTCTTCCGGTGGAGAGAAAGTAACGACCGCCGATCTTCATCGTAAATTGGAAGCTGCCGAGGACGATCTTGCCGAAGCTCTTGGCGTACCTGATAAAGGTAAGATAAACGAAAAGATTCAATCGTTACAAAAGAAAGCAGATAGCGGTGATGCTAGCGCAAAGAAAAAACTTGAAGAGGTAGAAGCTTTGCGCAGCAATGTTAGAAAACGTCGTAACGATTTGCAGAGTTGGCGAGACAAACCTGAAGAAGATAAAAGTAAATCCGGCAACGGTAAGGGTAAGCCAAGCCTAGAATCGTTTAACAAGTAAGGATAGCAAATGCCATTTGACATCCAAGGTGCTAGAAAAGCCGGATACAGCAATCGCGAGATTGCTGACTATCTGGCTTCTCAGAAAAAATTTGATACGGCAGGTGCCCGTAAAGCTGGGTATTCTGACGAAGATATCATTTCTCACCTTGCTACGTATGAGCCTAAGAAGCCTGAAGCACCTGCCCCTGAACAAAAGAAAGAAGCCTACGCCGGCCCAACCACGTTTGAAGCCAAGGTAGCCAAAGAAGAACCAAGCATCGTTGACCGTGTTAGCAGTGCAATTAAAGATTTGATTAGCGGTCCCGGCAGTGTGATGGACAAAGAGCCTCCCCGCAAACCTGCGCCTGATCGCCGGCTTGATCTTGGCCAAGGTCCAATCAGCGAAGAAGCATTACGTAAAGCACGCGATGTTCGCGAAGGCATTGCAAAAAAAGAAGATCAGTCTCCATTGGTGCAGCGTACTGTCGAAGCCTTAGAACGGAAAAAGGAACCGACACTTCGCGGTCTTGTTGATCGGGTGACGGAATCTGAGCGGCTTGCTGAACAAGTAAGAAAGACTGAGCCTCGCAGTTTTATTGGCGCTTCAGCAGAATCAGGCGGTCGTTCTTTACTGGCAGCAGGGGCCAGAATCATTGACGAATTAAATCCTTTTACTTTAAGTGAAAGTGATGCCGCGACGTTATTTAAAGACGATCCCGAAACTTTAAAAGCGTTTACAGAAAAAAGCGCCACTATGGCGCTTTCGCGTTTTGCCAATGAGCAGACTGCGCGTGCGGCAGAGATAATGCAACAGGTATCACCTGATGAGCGTGGCGCTGTTTCTGGACGATCTTTAAGCAAGCTTGAGTACGCTACCTTGTCGCCAGATAAAGCGGCGTATCTATCGCCAACTCGAATAGCAGGCGACGTTTTAAACTCACTGCCTACCACTCTTGCATTGGCGGTTACTGCGTACTTTACGAGAGGCCGCTCACTTCAAGCTGCTTCCGAAGCTGAAGCTTCGGCCCTAGCCAATGGTGCAACTGCTGAAGCTGCTAGAACTGCTGCTAGAAACGCATCGATAAAAGCCGGCGCGGAAACAATGGCCAAAGTGGGTGCCGTCAGTGAAGGTGCTGCTGGCTACGGTATCCAAAGAAATCAGACTTTCCAAGAAGCGATGGCAGTGCCGCAAGATGTCTTGGAAAAGTCGCCCTATTACAAAGACCTTATACGGCAAGGCTATAGTCCAGAAGCTGCGCGGTTAAAACTTGCAACTGCTGCATCGCAAGAATCCGGTGTAGTCGGCGGTGCCGTTGATGCCGCAACAAACCTTGCCCTTGGCGGGATTTTAGGTAGGGTCATTGGCGAAGGCGGAAAACTGATTCCGCGTTTTACTAAAGGTTTTGCCGGAGAATCTATAACTGAAGGCATCCAAAGTGCCGGTGAGCAAATAGGTACCAACCTTGCCATGCAGCAAGTGGAACCGGGACGCGAAGCTTTGGCCGGTGTAGGCGAAGCCACTGCCGCTGGTCTTGTTGTGGGCGGTATTACTGGTGGGGGAACCGCTGCTGTTTTTGGAAACAAACCTCC